AAATTATAAATTAATTTAATTGTAAATTATAAATTAATTTAATTGTAAATTATAAATTAATTTAATTGTAAATTATAAATTAATTTAATTGTAAATTATAAATTAATTTAATTGTAAATTATAAATTAATTTAATTGTAAATTATAAATATGGTAAATTAACTTATATTAGATATTATAATATCTAATATAATTTAATGCAAAGAAAAGAAGGATTAGATGAAAGCAATTTTTATATAGGAAAATGTAGTTTAACTAAACATCAAAAAAAGATTGCATTAAAAAATCCTCATTGTTTAGAATATTTTTGTAATTATGATAAAATTAAACCATGTACTCAATGTGGAAATTTTTTATTAAATCGTAAAAAATCTTTTTGGAATAATTCATTATTGAAAAAAGCTAAAGAAGATGAAAAGTATTGTAAAAATAATTGTAATAATGGTTATATATATGATTATATAGAAAGACCTGATGATAAAAAAAATACATTTAATATTGATAAATATAAAACAGATGCAAATTTTTATAATAAACAATTTTTATATAAATTAAATGATATTCCATATAAAGTTGATTATGAAAATACATTTCCTAAACCTAAAACGGTTGTTCATTGGGGACAATTAAAATTATTATTAGCTTGTATTATTTTTTTTATGAATGTAATTAATCCAGATGAAAAAGAAGTTCATGTTATATATGCTGGTTCTGCAAGAGGAGATAATATATTATTATTATGTAATATGTTTCCTAATTTAAGGTGGTATTTAATAGACCCAAGACCTCATCATCCTAAATTACATAATCATAATCAAATTAAAGAAATTAAAACTGCATATTTTACAGATATAGTAGCTCAAGAATATTATAATAAATTTAAAGATAGAAAACATAAATTATTATTTATATCTGATATAAGAGAAGATACTAATGATGTATCAATTTTAAAAGATAATGAATATCAAGCAAATTGGCACAAAATAATAAAACCTGAATTTAGTTATTTTAAATTTAGATGTGGATATGAAACCTCAAAAATATATAATTATTATAAAGGTGATATATTTTTACAAATATATGCTCCTGCTAGTTCTAATGAAGCAAGGATATTATTTACTCAAAAATTAGAACCTTATGATTATGATATTGATATATATCAAGGTAAAATGTTATATTTTAACAGAGTAATAAGACCTTCATTTCATGTTAAAAGTATTATTAAAAATAATAATTATTTTGATCATTGTTATGATTGTACATATTTTTCTTATGTTATAAAAAATTATATTAGTAAATTTCCTACTTTTAATCCATTTGATACAACTGATATCTTAAATATTATGAAAATTATAACTAGTAAAATAAAAAAATATACTCAAGATAAAATATATGTATATAATAAATATATACGTAATAATATAGAATAATATATTATTATATATTAATATATATCAGTATAAAATACATAAACAATATTGTATATCTATAGTATGAAATAAAATATTTTTTACGCACTAAAATATTATATTTTAATTTTGCCTGAATACTATTGATATAAATATAATAATTTAGTTTACTAGTATAAAGACATAATTATAAATATTAATATGGATTATATTAAGACACAACCAATATTAAATATAGGATGTTTAGGATGTGTATCAGATGGTAAATCTACATTAGTTGATAAATTAACTGGTATTAAAACACAAAAACATTCTCAAGAAAAAATTAGAAATATAACAATTAAACAAGGTTATGGGAATATGAAAATTTGGAAAGATAATAATAATAATTATACAACTAATAATGATGGTGATTATGAATTAGTAAATCATGTATCATTTATAGATTGCCCAGGACATTGTGATTATGTTAAAACAATGTTAAGTTCTACTAGTATGATGGATGGTGTAATTATAGTAATTGCTGTAGATCAACCTATTAATAAAAAAATACAATTATTACAACATTTATTAGTTGCTCAAGTTAATCAAATAAATAAAATAATAATATGTTTAAATAAAATAGATTTAGTTGAAAAACATGTAGTTCAAGATAGAAAAGAAGAACTTGATGAAATATTATTAAAATATAATATAAAACCTTATATTATTATTCCAACATGTTTTAATAAAATGATAGGAATTAATCATGTAATTAATTCTATAATGACATTATTTAATCCAAATGATATTATAAAAAAATATAATGATAAACCATTATTTAGAATTAGTAGATCGTTTGATGTTAATAAACCTGGAATAGATTGGAATAAAGTAATTGGTGGAATTATAGGAGGGTCTTTAATAAAAGGAACATTAAAAATAAATGATGAAATAGAAATAAGACCAGGTATAATAAATAAAGATAAATGGACTCCAATTAAAACAAAAATAACTTCAATAAAATCAGATAATATAAATTTAGATAGTATAATATGCGGCGGATTGGTAGCATTAGGAACTACTATAGATACATTTTATTGTAAAAATGATTTATTAATAGGAAATGTAGTAGGTTTAGTAGATAATTTACCTAATGTATATACTAATATTGATATAACAATAAATTATATTGATAATTTAAATATGACTGATAATATTATATTATATATTGGCACAAATTCATTTAATGCTAAAGTTATTAATAAGAATAATAATAAATTAAATTTAGAATTAAATAAACCTGTATGTATACATGATAATGATAATATTATTATATGTAATAATAATAATAAAATAATTGGATATGGTAATATACTAAAATTATAATTATTTATAATCACATTTAATTGATAATCATAAAAAAATAAATATATTATATTTTTAGTATGTATGTAAAAAATATTTCTAATATAATAATATAATTAATGAATTATATTATTATATTTATAATATTATTTTTAATATATATGTTATATAGAAATATTACTATAATAAAAGAAAATTTTGATAATGATTTATTAGGTTCTAAATACGGACATCCTTATAGATATTTTAAAGATGAAACAGGTAATGTATTACCAATTGTAGCAATTACAGCATTTTTTAGAAGTGATAAAGATAAAGAACAATATTATAAATTTATAAATGCCGGAATAAAAGTAATTGGTGTAACAGCATATAAAACATTTCCAGTTAAAATAACAGATCCATCAGAAGATAAATATCATATAAATGATAATTTTGATTATTTAGAAAATATTAAAGTATGGCTTACTTGTATGAGAGATATTAAACAATATAATTTTAATGAAACACACAATACTATAGAAATGAGTGAGTCTGATTTTTATGATGTAGAAACAAATTCAATTAAAAATAAAAAATATGATTTTATATATGTATGTGGTAAAGACCATGGAAAATGTCCATTAAATGGATGGAATGCAATTAATAGAAATTATAATTTAGCATTAAAATGTTTTCCTATTATGGTTAATGAATATAAATTAAAAGGATTGTGTGTAGGAAGAATAGATTGTGATTTATCTGAATATGGTGATAGTATTGAAACTACTGATTTTCTTCCATGGACTACATTACAAGAAAAAATGAGAGAATCAAAATTTTTATTTGTTCCAAATATTTATGATGCATCGCCTAGAGTTGTTGCAGAATGTATTATTAAAGATGTTCCTGTTTTAATGAATAATAATATTGTATGTGGATTTAAATATATTAATAATGAAACAGGAGAATTTTTTATAGATGAAAATAATATTAGAAATGCATTAGACAATTTATTAGGTAGAATAGATAAAATGAAACCTAGTTCTTGGTGGAATCAACATTATGGAGTTGATAAATGTAGTATTATATTAAGAGATTTTCTATATAAATTATATCCTGATGTTTTAGAAAATGTAAAAAAAGTATCAATGGTTATATAATGTAGAAAAAATATTTTCCCTGCATCATTCTAGTATTTGTCAATTGTTCCTTTTTCTAAAGCTTACTGGTTTTGGACACCTTCTACATGTTGTTGTACCTTAGGACACTGATTGTTCAGGCAGTTATTACAAAAAATTTCACCGGGCTTTGGAGAATCTCGAGACTTGAACTTAAGAGGAGTCGTACATGTAGCCTCACTACAGCAATAGCAACAGTTTACGCACCTTAAAAGGCGTCCTGGTGGAAGTGGAAGTGGAAGTGGAAGTGGAAGCATTTTGTATATACTTGATATGGAGCAATGTGCTTATGTTATTTGTCTTGAGCCAAAATGGCTACGGTACTAGTTATATAATATTGAAATTATAATTAAAAAAATATTTCAATTTTTTTTAATTATATAAAGTTTATTTAATTATATATAATTATATGAATTTATTTAGTGATAATATAAATCAAAACATTGATATTGATATTAAAATCCCATGGATTGAAAAATATAGACCTACAAATGCAGAAGATATTTTATTAGAACCATTTATTAAAGATAAAATTAATAATATGTTATTAAATAAATCAATACCAAATATGATTATAACAGGAGAACCAGGAACAGGTAAAACATCAACTATATTATTTTTAGCAAAAGAAATTTATAAAAATTATTATAATGACAATGTATTAGAATTAAATGCATCAGATGACAGAGGATTATTAATTATAAATAATAAAATTTATCCATTTTGTAAAAAAAAAATATTACAATCTGATGTTTGTCATAAATTAGTAATATTAGATGAAGCAGATTCTATCACATCAAAAGCCCAAAATGTATTATCTAATATAATTTCTGAATTTAGGTCAAATACAAGATTTGTATTTATATGTAATGATTGTTCACAAATTATAGAATCTATACAGTCTAGATGTATGATTATTAAATATCCAAAAATTAGCCAACCTAATCTTCAATATAAATTATTACATATTTGTAATAATGAAAATATTAAATATGATAATTTATCAAGTATTGATGCTTTATTATTTGTATCTGATTATGATATAAGACAAGCAATAAATAATTTAGAATGTATATATTATGCATTAAATGAATTAACAGAAGAAAATATTTATAAAATAATTGATAAACCTAAATTATTTTATATATCTAATATATTAAAATCATGTTATGATAAAAAATTTAATGATGCTATTAAAATAGTATCATCATTATATAATAAAGGTTATACACCAAATGATATTTTATTAACAATAATGAAATATCTTATGATGAATAATAATGATTTATCTGAAGAAAATAAAATTAAAATGTATGAAATAACTAGTCATTATTATATAACTATTAATGAAGGAACTGATACTCTATTGCAATTATGTGGTTGTATTTCTAAAATATATCAGTATATTAATAAGTTATAATTAAAAAAATATTATATTAATAACTATTTTATTTAGCTTGCATTATATTATTATATAAATTGCTTAAATCAATAATCCATCCGATTATTAAATTTTTAGTAGACTATCATATATGAGTGAAATATTTAAAAATATGTCAGATGGAATGCTGACTGAACCGAATTAGATTATATAAAATTAATATAATATTATATTATATTTCTACCATCATCCCATTTAACCCATCTATTTGTACCCCATTCATTAGTACCACCTAATGTCTGTCGTTCGCTACCATTAATCAAAAAATACATTTTATGCCTTGGATCCCTTTTAAGATTAAACATTATAGAATTATCATCTGTTGTTATTGTATGATTTGGAAAATATACACTATTTGCGATAATAAGTCCATTTCTAGTATAATTTATTAATTTTTTTAAATCATCTTCATTTATTTCAGTTCCACCTATTTTAATAGTACCATTAGAAACAAGTTGTAGATTACCATTTTTACTTATACTCATCCCGTTTAATTTTAAATCATTACCTGTTAAAAAAACGCCTTTATTATCATTATCAAATACAATACCTGATAACTTTTCAAAATCTTCACGTGTTTTTAAATTATCAATATTATTATTACAATGTCCTATAAAAGCATTATTCATACCACCTCTATCAGGAATATATAAATTCCCCATTTTAATACAACTTGTGTTATTCTTAAATGTAGAATCTTTAAACATAAAATTCATATTTGAACTTGATACAAAATTTATATCTGATGTTGTTTGATTTTGTGGTAATTCAGTTAATAAATCAGGACCCCACATATTTTTATTTCCATTTGCAATAATTAAATCACCTGTGGCTGAATATCTCATTTGTAATGGAATTTGTCCTTTTGGACCTTGTTCTCCTTTATCGCCTTTTATACCTTGGATACCTTGGATACCTTGGTCTCCTTTATCCCCTTTATCACCTTTTACTCCTTGAGGTCCTGAATCTCCTTTATCACCTTTAGTACCTTTATCACCAGTTAAACCTGTATCACCTCTATATCCTTGAATACCTTGTGAACCTTGTGGACCTTGTGGACCTGGGGGTCCTCCTGCAGGACCTGGTAGTCCTGCAGGTCCTACAGGTCCTACAGGTCCTACAGGTCCTACAGGTCCTACAGGTCCTAATAGACCTGGTTGACCTGGTTGTCCTTGCCCTGGTAGACCGGGTTGTCCAGGTGGTCCAGGTGGACCGGGTTGTCCTTGTCCAGGTGGTCCGGGATAACCTTGACCTGCAGAACCTTGTAAACCGTTATCACCTTTTAAACCCGGAGGTCCAGGAGGTCCTTGAGAACCTGGGAGTCCATCTTTTACCCCAAATAATCTTGCAAACATATATTATAATTTAGATAAATATTTTTTTATATCATCATTATTTATATTTAATAAATTATAACCTTTAATAATATTAGATTTTAATATAATCTTATTAGTTAATAAATTATTTAATATACTAAATATATCATTATTATGAATTAAATAATATTCAAATATATTATTACAAAATTTATTTTTTTTTATTGCATCTTTACATTTTAAGTTAACAAATGATGTAATACTATCTATATGACTGTTTATTACATCAAAACACTCTAATTTAAATACATCTGATATATTACTATGAGTTAATGATTCTAATAAAATTTTATCTCTAACTGATATATTATCACTATTTAATATTTTATTTATTAATATAGCTAATTCATTATCAAGTTTTATATTATTCATTTCAATCCATTTATATATATCTATAATATATTTGCTTTGTGATAATAATAATTTAAAACATTCCTCTAATATATTAGATGATAATAAATTATGATTTACTAAATTAATTATTAATATTAAATTATTTATTCGCTTATCTTCTTCTTGTAAATTTAATAAATAATTAAATTCATCATTAATATTATAATTACAATAATCCATTTTAAATTTAGTTTCTATGATATTTATAAAATATGTAATATTATAATTTTGCACTTTTTCATATATATATATTATTTTTTTGAAAAATTCAATATATATCTTTATAAAATTAATTTCTGATATAATTTTTATATAAAATGTTTTTAATATTTCATTAAAATCATTTTCATTAACTTGATTTATTGTAGTTATAAATTCTATTAATAAATTATTAATATTACTTTCTGATAATTTATTTAATATTAAATTAACTTTATTTGATATATTATCTTTACTATTTTGAACTTTAATTCCTTTTAATATATTAATAGGTTTATTTTTGAAAGAGTTTATTTTAATTTTATTATCAAATACTTTTATTAATGATTCAATAATATTATTATCTAATAATAAATTTGAATTATTAAATTTTTGTGATTTAAATTCTATAATATCCATTTATAAAATATAAATCTAATTAATTTTTTAAATTAAAATTATCTTTTTTAATTTTAATAATGAAATATCAATTTATATACACAGGTGAACTACCAACTAATAATGATATATTAATATCATGTTCTATTTTTAAATTAAAAAATATGTATAAAAAATTTGAAAAATATATAAATGGATTAGTTAATTTAATATATACTGTGTTATTAAATAATATAAAATTAATAGTATATTATGATGATAGTATAAAAGATGATATTGAATTTAACAATATATTTAATACATATAAAAATAAAATAATATTTTGTTATTATAAATTTAATGATTTTATAGATGAAGATGGATATCATAAAGGATTATTTGGTACTTTTGTTAGAATTAGCCCTATATTTCTAAAAGAAATTAATTATAAATGTTTATATGTGTCAGACGTCGATCATCCTATAGATTATTATAATTATATTATATATTCTATAAATAAATTTATAAAATCTAAATATAATTTTGGTGTAATTTATAAAATAGGATATGAATATAATTATAATAATTATTATTCTATTCCAAATACAAATATATCAATTATTTTAAATATTTATACTAAAAAAAAATATTATAATATTAAAACTATTTTTATTAATTTTTTACAAAAAATAAATAATAATGATAAAGAAATTTTAGATATAATAAAAAATAAAGTAAATATTACTAATGATTTTCTTAACAAATATGATACAGGTTATAAAACAAATAAACAAATTAAATATGCGGATATTAATATATTTAGTTATGGTATAGATGAATTATTTATAAATAGAGAATTTATGCCATATATTATAAAAAAAGAAGATAATAATATTGGTGTTATATACGTGTATGATAATTTAAAATATTATATACATAATATTTTAGATAATGATATTGTAAGTGATAAAATATATAAAAAAATATATGATAATATAATTAATAATATAAATGATATTAGTAATGATATATTATTAATGAATAGTAATAAATTTAAACAAAATAGAAAATATTATGGTAGATATGATAAATATAATAAAGAACATTTAAATAAATTAATTTATATTATTACAAATAGTATTGGTAATAATAATGATAAGTTAAGTAATTTGTATATTATTCTAAAAATATTTATTAAGAATATTATTAAATTATATAAAAAATATCCAAATAAAAAAATAAATACAGATAAATGGATACTTAATTTAAAATTACATAAACATAAAGGACTTATAAAAAATGTTTTTAATGAAATAATAAAAAAAGATTTATTAAAAATTTATAGTTTTACTAAATTATTAAATAAAAAAACAATATTTTAATTTAAAATATCTATATATATAAATGTGTAAAACTTATTTATTCTATTTTATTTTATACCTTTTTTTTGGTATTTTATATATTTACATTAATAATAAACACCCATTAGTTCAAATTAGAACCCTCAAGACTGAGTATTAATTCTTCTTTAGTTAATATTTTAATCCCTAAATTTTGTGCTTTTAAAACTTTTCCTGTTGGATTTGTTATAATACTTTTATCTTTAACAACTAATATATCAACATTTTTATTTATATTTTCACTTATTGTTCCTCCTAATGATTCTATTAATAATTTTAATTTATCATCTCTAAATCCTGATAAAACTATATTATATTTTGGTTTTGATTTTATTGATATTTCTTTTAATGTTATATATTTTTTAATACTATTATAAAATTCAATAAAATCATTAAAATTATTAACAAATAATGTTGCTGTTTTATCTTCCCAACCATCTATTGATTTTATATTATCAATAAATTCTTTATTATTCCATTTCTTATAATCTATTAAAATATTAGGATATTTATTTAAAATATCATTAATTCTTGATATTCCAATTCCTCTACCTAATTTATTAGATGCTGTCATTAAAATTGATAAATCTATATTAGTTATTGATTTTTTAATATTTAATATTAAATTATGAGCGGATTTATTACCAAAATTTGGTAATGATATTATATCTTTTGAGTTTAATTGTAATATTTTTATTATACTATCTATTCCATTATCTACTAATTTTTCAATTATTTTCTCTCCTAATCCTTGAGTTTTTAATGTTGAAAAGAAAAAATATATATTTTTAATCAATAAATTATTATTATCTAAATTATCTATTATAATATCAACTTTAGTTTCACTCCAATGCCATTTTCCATCTGGTAATATAACTTTTGCTTTTTTAATTACTTTATTTATTTTAGGTATAACATCCCCACTTCTAACTATTTCTACTTGAGAACCTATACCTATTTTATTATCAACAATAAATTTAGCATTATTACCAGTTACTCTTTTAATCATAACACCACTTATAAATATTGGTTCTAAAATTATAGTTGGTATAATATAACCATCTTTACTTATATTCCATTCTATATTAATAACATTAGTAATACCAAGTTGATTATCTGAAATATCTTTATATGCAAATGCATAATCAGGATTACCAGACTTATTTCTATCATATAATGATGTTGTAGTAATAATTATACCATCAATATCATATATTGATTCTTTTCTTCTATTATCTAATATTTTAGATAATAATTCAAAAGTTAAATTATCATTAATAATAGTATTATATACAACATTAAAACCCATTTTGTTCATATATTTCATTTGTGTGGCAATATTATATATAGGGTCTACTATTTCATATAATACTAAATCTATATCTTTAGCCAAGTCTTTATTAATTGTTTTACTATTAACTACTCCAGATACTGTATTTCTAATATTTTTAAATTCTTTATTCCATTTATTATTAAATATTTCTTGAGTTATTATTAATTCTCCTCTTAATGCAATTATATTTTTATTACCAACAATATTCTGAGATAAACAATAATCAATTACATTATTTGGTAATTTAATATATTTTAATAAAGATGTTATATCTTGACCAATACTACCATTTCCTCTAGTATATAATTTAATATTTTTATATTTATCATATATTAATAATGCTGAAACACCATCTAATTTATCTGAAATATTATATGGTGGTTTATATTTTAAAATCCAATTATTTAATTTTTTATCAATTTTTATTTTATCCATAGAACCTAACCAATAATCTAATTTAACTTTATTTTTAGTTTTAATATTAGCTCCTATATTATTTAATATATTAGAATTTGGATTTTTTAAACTTAACATTTCAATTAACATATCAAAATCTTTATCAGATAAAACTGGTGTGTCAGTATTATAATATTTATCAGAAGCATAAATAATAGCTTTTTCTAATTCATCTATAGATAAATTAGTAATTCCTTCCTTATTAATTTTTTTAATAATATTAGACATTATAATATATATAATATATTAGTTAATATGTATTTTTATCAAATTTTTTTGTTTACATAAAATATTTAAATATTGTTTTAATAGCCATTATACATAATAATAAAAATTTAATTTTTTCTTTTATAATATAATGGCTAATAAAACAATATCTAGAGTTGTATTAGAAGGAATAGTTATTGGGATAATATTTATAATATTATTTAGAATCATAAAATCATTATTAATCAATAATGATAATTATATACATTTATTTATAACAGCATTTTTATTTCATATTTTATGTGAAATAAGTGGAATAAATATTTGGTATGTAAAAGATTATATTAATTTACTAAATAATTAATTTCTAATATATAAAATAATGTTAAATATAATTATAATGATACTTGGATTAATATTGTTATACCACTTTTTAAAACCTAAATTACCTGATAAAAAAATAATATTAAATGAAGATTTTTTAAATGAACCGTCTGCTTCTTATTGTAATTTTAATTATGATGATATAAATAGTTATTATGAAAAAAATCATAAAATTATTAATGATAATAAAAAAGTAAATCAAGTTAATAATAATACTATAAAATCATGGCAACCTAATATGTATTATGATAATGAAACTAAAACATTAAAAGAATTTAATAATAATAACTCATTTAATGATGTTATTATTTATTCTCAAGATAATAATGAAGATATTTATAATAAACCTATTCAAGAAATATATGATAATAGTATATTAGACTATAAAAAAAATATACAAAAAAAATCTTTAAATGATAATAATATAATACAATGTGCATCTAACTTAAATGTAATATCTCCTAATGAATGGAATTATGATGATGAAAAAATAGAAAATGGTGGAGAAATAAATAATGGATTATTTGCTTTTGATCCATTAATAAATCAATCAGTTGCATTATGTTAAAAATAAAAATATTTGAATTATTATTAGTATATTTAATTATATCTAGTAAAAAATTAATTATTAATCTTGATTAAAAACTCAGTTTGATAAAATTAATTTTGAGAACACTAAAATAATAATAAATTTAATAATATAAATTATTAAATAAATTTAGTCTAAATATATTAATTTTGGATAAACAAACGATTACGTTTTTTTGATATTCTAGTAGCCATATACATAAGTATATTATAGTATTCATCATTAATATAATATTTATTTAAAATTTGACTATAAGCATGGTATATTTGACTAGTAATTATTTTACTAATATTTAAATCTGTTATAACTATAGAAATAAAAACTCTTTTTCCATCTTTTAATATTGGAAAAGTGTATGTTTGACCAATATTAAAAGATTCAATATGTTGAATTATATAAAGTTCTAATTGTTCTTTGATTATCCAACCACATAGTCTAATCCAACCTTTAATAAAATTATCTCTAAGACTTATACTATTTGTTTTGATATATTGTGTATCAGGAGTAAGTTGATTTTTGACTGCAATATTAGATAAAATTATATCAAACATAAGCCTAGAAAGCATAAAATTGTTAATTTCAAATGTCCATTCCATAAACTGAAATGGAATAGGTATATAAATATCTTCAAAGTATTTCATACTACTATATATATTCAATAATATTAAAATAATAAATTTTCAATTTTTATATATTACTAAAGTTTATAATAATTATTTTGTTGATTAAATAAAATTAAGATAAAATATTTATTTCTTTATTAAAGAAATAAATATTTTATCTTAATAATGTTATCTATTCATACAAGAACTATTTCATTTAGTGAACATATTTGTCCAATATGTTTAGATTTAGAAATAACACATTACACAAAATGTAATCATGGATATTGTTATATATGTTATAATAAAATTAATAATTGTGCTATATGTAGAATGGAAAATTGTAAAAAAATAACTTGTAAAGATTTATTTATAGCATTTATAGGATTTATAATAAATATTTTATTATATTTTTTTTATATAACTGTCTTAATATTTATATTAATATTTATATTTTGTGTTATATATTTATATTTCATGAAAATATAATAGTATTAAATAATATATTGTGATATATTATTATTACTAGTTATTTTACATCATTACATAAAACCACATTATAATAAAAAATTTTTAGAATTATATTATTAATAAATATAATAACACTACTAATATAAAACATATTAATGACATCTAAATATAAATGAAGAAACAAGTTAAAAAACTAAGTTTTTTTTAACTTAAGACAAAAAATAAAAATCTATTAAGTTAAATTTATAATAATGCATTATTATAATTAATAATTAATAATTTTTTTATGATAATTGTCTACATCAGATTAATAATGGTTCTAGTTCTTCACTAGGTTCATTTTCAATATCATCTGGATCAAGTTCTTCGCATGGTTCTATGTCATATGCGTCATGTTCTTGCCATGCGTCATGTTCTTGCCATGCTTCATGTTCTTGCCATGCATCATGTTCTTGCCATGCATCATGTTCTTGCCATGGTTCATATTCTTGCAATGCTTCATGTTCTTGCAATGCTTCATATTCTTGCCATGCTTCATGTTCTTGCAATGCTTCATGTTCTTGCCATGCTTCATGTTCTTGCCATGCATCATGTTCTTGCCATGCATCATGTTCTTGCCATGGTTCATATTCTTGCAATGCTTCATGTTCTTGCAATGCTTCATATTCTTGCCATGCTT